CACTGATGCCCGTAGTCTTGACTTCCAGGACAACAATCTTTCCCGTAGACTTTTCCCGGAGGACTGCATCAACATGGCCACGATAGGAGAAGGAGCCAGGGAAACCGATGCGGAAGGAGAGTTCGCAAGCTGGCTTTCCTTCATACTCCACAACCTCATAATCGGAGAGGAAGCCCCGTTCTCTGAGGGAGAGGAGTTTCCTGATTGCCAGAACAGCTTCTGGAAAACTCTTGCACGCTTTCTCATCTGCATCCCACAACTCTGTGTGCCAGCCTAAGAACATGTCCCAAATAATCTCATCTTCAGAGAGCCCTTGGAAGACTTTTTGGATTCCATCTCCGACAACGTGCCCGAAGGCAAAGGTGATGGTGGTTTTGAGGGCCTCGGCAGTTTTGTGTTGGGTGCGGAGGCGGTAAAGCTGGAACTTCCTGGGACAGGAATGCAGGGTGAGGAGCGAGGAATAAGAAAGCTGTCGAATGCGATAATCAATCGAGCCTTCGTATCCGGGTTCGCTCCAAGATGGGATAGGATCTGCTGTTGCTGATCTTCCCACAAGGCCAGGAAGGTCGTCTCCCAAGCCTTCTGTATTTCCTGTAATTTCATCCAGGATATTTTCGATGGCAGACATGAGTAGAGTTCCTTGATGAGATCCATCGGCAAGGATTGGAATTTCTTTACTCCGGGGGCAGCATCAGGAGTTGCCGGGGAGGAAAGTAACCATCTGTAGAGGAGCAGAAATTCCTGCCCTCCAACAGGGAAACGAAGACTCAGGTAGATTTCTAGCTGAGAGTTCGTTTCCTTCTCCTGTAGATAGGAGTTCACCTCATGTTCTTGACGAGCTGCCCAACGAAAACTGCCAGAGGGTGCGTCATGTTCTTGATTGCTGCATCCACCATAGCGAATGCCAGTTGCTTGTCGCGCTTGGGCTGATAGTAAGCCTTTTCCAGCCAGTCTTGACGAGCTGCACGAAGGTCTGCTGTGGGGAAAAGTTCGATGGCCATGATCCTGTTCCTCTCTTTCTCAGAGCATATCTGCTGTGACTGACTTGAGTTTCTTGCCTGCGGCGCCCTTGCTGGAGACTGCGGACTGAGCGAATGATACACCTGTCTGAATCTTCAGGCCCTCTACAATGGAGGAGATTTCTTCTTCATTGAGAAGGACTACATTCTCAGGCTGCTGGCGCAAAGCAGCATGAATCTCCTGAAGCAAAGCAGGCATCCTTGGATGCTTCTCTTTGATGAGATTCTCCAGGGATGCCAGCTTTTCGGCGAGCTCAAAGGGAAGCTTGCTCATGTTGATTCCTTGTTAGAAAGGAGGGTCCAGATCATCTAGATCGTCCATATCATCCAGATGGTCTAGTTCATCCTCGCCTTTGGAGAGAGAAGGATCTTGCCCGTTCCAGTGGTCTGCCAGTTTCTGCTTCCAGATCCACTCGGAGATATGGATAACATCCTGATCCGTGGAATGTGCGGGCTGACGCAGGAGTTTCGGAATCTGGGAGAGAGGGACCCAGATACTGATCTGCTTGCCCTGCGGAACATCCCGATCTGCCACCATTTCCAGGAAGAACCGCATTGCTTTCGGGGTTTCTGTTATGATCTTTCCGGATAGCTGGATTGTGGGGGAGGGTCTAGACATCTGAGGCTCCTATGTGAGGGGAGAGGAAACGAGAAAGAAAGAAGGTAATCTTTGCTCCCTCTTTCTTGTAGGTCAGGACAGTATAATAAGGAAGGAGCTGGAGTTTGTATCCTTGATCCAGCCACTTCTCCTTGATGACTGCCTTGATTACGCGCGCATGCAGGAGAGGATGAGCAGCAATAGCTGCCGTTCCTTCCCGCTTTAGCTTGAGCCAGATGGGTTCATATTTGCGCATAGGTCTGCCAGTCCTGACCCGTTAATCCAAATCAGGAGCGATTTTACCTGAGGATTCTGGCAGACCTATAAGCAAAAGAGAGCAGTTTAACCTCATGCTCAGGAGGTGAGATTACTGGGAGGTTCTAGTTACCAGCAATCCCAAACTTTGCCAACTTAGATCATGTCAGCAGTGACAACGATATCGCCAGCGGCCAGATAGGTATCCATGCGACGAACCAGGAAAGTCAGCACTTCCTCGAACTGCTCGGCCGTATCCGACTCCGAGTAAATCGACAGTTGCTGCTTCAGCTTTTCCAGAACCGGCTTGTTGGTCTTGGCCGGCACCAGCTTCTTGGCGAAGATTTCCGCAGCCAGGCCAACGGCTTCTGCCGACTTGCCAGTACGCGACGGCATGACCGAGATGTAATCCTTGACGAATTCTTCCCAGGTTTCCGTCGGGATGGCAGCACTGCGACGATCTTCCTTCGGCAGATTCGCCAGATAACTGAAGTCGAACTTGCTGGCATCAAAGTTGTCTTGGCCAGCACCTTCGGTATCAGAGACCCAGCTTGCGATCTGCGTGCGGATGAAATCAGCAGCAATGTCCATCAGACATTCCAGCGGCTTGCCACCTTGCGTAACGACATCTGCCAGACCTTCGGCAGAAGGAGTCGGTGCGCGCAGTTCTACAGATTGGCGCTTGACACCAAACTTGTCCTTCTTGAAGTTGAACTTGAAATCACGGAGATCGATCAGCGAGTTGTTGTTGGCGGTGATGGTAACGGTGTTCATTTCTGGGTTCCTTTGGAGGGGAGTTTGGTCTTGCTTGGCAGTTGCTGGTGCAAGACCTTGACCAGCAGGGGATCGACTATGCCTGAAGGCGCAGGCTGTGTCAAGGGGGGCGAGGGCTCTTACTTAGGCTTGTCCTCATTGGGTTGAGAGCCTCGCAACTTCCAGTCCTTGCGCTGGAAAGGGTCTTCTGTAGGAAGACAGCGAAGGGGATGATAGTTCCTGAAAGATTCAATTTCCTCCTGGGAGGTGGAGAGGAAGATCCTCTTGGATACTCCGCAGTGGAAACAATAGAGGGAGGTAGGAGTTTCTGAGACAGACATGATTAGGAGATCCTTTCTGCGTCCATGCGCTCTTTCTTGCCCTGGAAGTAAACTGCTTTCTCAGCCAGAGTATTCCCCTTGATCCTGGGATTCTCGATACCTTTCACCAAAGTATCCGGTTCACAGAGAACGATGAGTTCTTTCTTGGCCCGGGTGATGGCAGTGTAGAGGAGTTCCCTGGAATTCATGCTGGCATGGGATGCGTGCATGATAAAGATTACCCTATTCCACTCAGAACCCTGGGCTTTGTGGACTGTGAGGACATAGCCCAGCAGGATTGAGTTAACATCGCCCGCACTTGTCAGTTTCTCCTCAATATCTGAGGAGTTCTTCTTGTAATAGATGATGTGGGAGGCCTGGTTGACTCGATCTTTGTTCTCCGCTGCTGCCTTGGCAGTCTGGAGAAGGATGAAATCCATGTCCTGTTCTTCTTCGCTCCGATGATTGGATGCCTTAGGATCGTAGCCCCAATAATCCAGGGTTGTGGAGGCAGGGAGATAGAAGGCCCCAGAATATGCGGGATTGGTTTCAATCCTGGTGATGATTGCATCCTCCTTATCCACCAGGATCTTATCCCCAATGGAGAGGTAAAGCTTCTGGAATCCTGCAATGATCTGGAAAGTCAGTGAGCCCCTGTCCCTAGCAAGGTGATTGGCCAGGATCTTGTTCAATTCCTCAGATCCGAAAGCGTTGTTGAAGGGGATGAGGATCATATCATCCGCAGGATTGTAGAGATTGTCCTTGTGCATTTGGCAGAGAAGATTCCCAATGCCAACAGTTGCCATCTCAGGTTCTACCCGTTTCTTGAAAGGGCGGATAGTTAGCCCGTCCCTGTTCCATGAAGGCAATTCAGTTGATGGGATAGCCTTGCCAGAAAGGCAACGATGAGCCAGGGAAATGATGGGAGATTCCAGGGCTTGCCGGTAAACTTCTGTCAATTCGACGACAGGAAGTTCAAGGAGTTTGAAGCCCAGGATTGCAGGCCCAAAGACAGGGGGAAGCTGTTGGATATCTCCCAGATAGATGAGCTGGGGAGAATGAGGGCAGGCATCCAGGACTTGTTGATGAAGATCCGTTCCGAGCATGGAAGTCTCTTCAAAAATGATGGTTTTAATCGAGGGGGAGAGAGGATTTCCTGCGTGCCGATTAGGCTCGAAACGCATAGTCTTCTTGAATTCTCCTGTTGTCGGATCTTGCACATCATAATAGACCGGCTGATATTCCAGCAGGGCATGGATGGTCATGCAGTTGGCGCGAAGATCCGGGGAGAGATTAGCAGCAATATTGGCTGCTGCTCTCCGAGTGAAGGCGCAGATTACGATCCCTGGAGAGCCATCCTGAAGATACTTATGGGCACCCCGAAAGATTCCAGCCTTGCCAGATTCAATGAGGGCCTGAGTTGCACCTTTTTGGCAAGTTGTCTTACCTGTGCCTGCTGCACCGATGAGAACACAGGATTTTCCGGAAGATGCAAGAGTGATGAATTCCTGCTGCTTGGAATTGTAGGTAATGATGTTGCCATGCTTATCTGTAGTTTGCTGGGCATCACAGACACCATTCGAGGAGACTGAGCAAGATTCCTCAGGATGACAGAGAGAGGAACAATCAGGGGAAGGGAGAGAAGGAGGCTCTTTTTTGAACCGCTGAGCCAAGAGAGCCAATCGCTCTTTGGAGATTGTGAAAGACATTAGGATTTCCTGTCAGTGGGAGAAGGAGAAGGGGCCTTTATACTTCAAGGCTAGGGGCCTTGTCAACCCCATCAAAGCGGACAAGCACATAGCCGTATTTAAGGCCTGGCTTGTTCATCTTTCTGAAGGAGAGGAAGGCTTTGGTGGATTGTCTGGATGGGAGTTGCTGTTTGTAGAAGATGGGGAGATATTTGCAATCTTCCTCTTGGAAGAAGCCGTGCTTTACAGTTTCCTGGAATTCTTGAAGGGGCAGTGTCCGCAGGATGTGGGAGGCCAGGAGATTCTTGGCAGAGGAATCTAGGAACCAGGAAGAAAGGATCTGATCGAAAGCTCCTTTCTTTTCTCCTGTCTCTGGCCAGATTCGGTCAAAGGAAGACATTTCAAACCTCGTCTTTCTTGGCTTTCTGGGCAGCATCCCAGCGAAGTTTTGCTTGGAGATACCGGAAAGCTGAGGGGAAATTCTCTCGCTTCGGTTCTTCTGCTGGTGCAGCATTGATGATGGAAAGCATATTGGCTGCTTCAACATCATTCTTTGCCGATTCTTCCAGCAGAGTGTAGGAACCCAGGGAGAAGGTTCCCAGGAAATCTCGATTCCTTTCCAGTCCTTTCCTCAGGAGAGTGAAAAGATGGTTGGAATAGATGCTGCCGTGCGGGATATTTTCCTCGCAGTGTTCCAGCAGTTCCTGAAGATCCTCCGTCTTCAGCCCGTAGACGTTCTCATTCTTGGCACAGCGAATAATGAGAGTCTGCCAATAGTCTGAGCAGGAAATTTGCAGTCCTTTGTGGAAAGGAGAAGAAATCAGGAAAGAGGGGAAAGAACCCGCCTGTGCCGCCCATGCTGCAATTTGAGATGCGATCTTTGGAATGGGGGCATGGGGAGATTTGATAAGGCGCTGGAGAGCAGCCTCTCTTTGCAGGAGCTTCCTAGAATCATGGGCACTACGGTATCCATCCTTGAAATCTTTGTAGGCTTGTTCCCAATCTGCAATCCAATGGGGCAGATTCTGGAGTCCGGATGTTTCCGGGGTGATGGCAAAGGAGGGGAATACTGTCTCAGGATTAGGGACAGTATGGAGTTTTAGGAGAGCCCGAACCAGTCCTTCCACATTCTGAGCAATGATGGCAGCAGTGAATGGGGTTCTTTTTGCTGCCGAATACCAGTGGATAAGGTCCGAGGAATTCAAGAGAGCCAAGGTGTAAAGATAGGAATCCGTAGGAGTGAATTCCTGTTCGCTCCATTTCCGCAGGAGAGAAAAGAGTTTCTTCTGCGGGATTTCAAAGACCGGATGAACGGACTGAGAGGAGGAAAGATGATAGGGGAAATGTTCCACCTGGAATTCAATTCCAGAATAGGCACAAATGACTTTCATGAGGATTTCCTTCGAGGGAGAATGGGAGGACTAGGAAAAGGAGAGGGAAGCCAGCAGGAAAAGAACCAGAAGGATCACCAGGATCAGGATCCAGGAGGATGTTTCCATGCTTTCCTGATCTGAGGAAATGCCTCCTTTGTAGCCTTCTTGGAAAGAGCCTTCTGAGAGGGTTCTAGGGGTGCGAAGATGAGAGGGTTTCATTTAAAGGCCCATTTCTTTTTCAAAAAGGGAAGCTTCCACAACAGACATAAGACCTTCCTGCCATCCCCAGGTCTTAGCTGCCCTGATTTGTGCAGGAGAAAGGGAGGATGGAGAGGAGTTGAAGGTTTCCCAGAGATTCTGGGAGGGCCGAATGGTCTCTGCTGGAATGGTTTGGTCCTCTAGTTTCTGAAGAAGAGAAGGTTTTTTCTGGTATGCTTCCTGCCGCAGACCGATTTCAGCTTCTAGCTTGAGCTTAAAGAGTTTTCCATAGGCTGTCTTAGCTTCAGGAAGGGAAAGGTTTTGGGAAAGGAGAGAGCACAGATGCTCTACTTCTGGGAGGGAAAGATAAGGACGAAAGAGTTTTTGCATAGGTTAGAGTTCCTTTGTGGAAGGAGGAAAGATTTCAGGGAAGCATTCTTCCAGGTCTTGATCGCTGAGTTCTGCGAGGAGACAAGCAAAGATGATCTGCCATTCTCGGAAAAGATTGTGTCCGGTGGCAGGATTGGAGGCATGGCCATCCTTATCACCGAAAGCAAAAGAGAAGAGGAAAAGACAGTTCAAGCTGTCTATGGCGGGATGAAGCTCAAAAGCTACGTTAAGAATGCAGTCCTCACTGAGAGGCTGGATGGAATCAAGAATGGGGGTAAGATGATTAGACATGATTAGATGCTCCGAAGGAAGTGGGGGAGGGAAAGAGCAGGCTCCAGAAAGGAAAAACCCTGCCGATTAGCCTCTCTTTTGGAAAGGCTAAGGTGGCAGGATTCTCAATCAGGCAAAGATTGCAGCATGATTAGATTCCTTTACTTAGGTGAGAATGATGGGCTTGGATTGTCCGGATTGGCGCGCATGCTCTTTGCAGTAGTTTCGTGCGCTTTTCAAGAGGGGGAAGATTCCAAGGCTTCGGACATCCAAGAAACCATAGGTTGCTTGGACTTTGTAAAGGACATTCTTGCCAGAACCGATCTTGGTGATGCGGTATTGTTCAACCTTAGCGGACATAATCTAGTCACTCCTCGAGAAGGTTATGGAAAGGCGCAGGAAAGAACAAGGCATTCTCGAATCCGTTAGCATTGCAGATTCGGATGGAAGATTGAGGAAAAGTCTCTCGAAGCAGTTTCTCCCATTGGAAAAGATCGTTTCTGGAGGGGAAAGCAGGATGCAGGATGATGCCAGAACCTACTTTGTAGGGGAGGGAAAGAGTAAAGATCATGATTGGATTCTCCAGTGAGTGAAAGTTAAAAGAAATGAGGAAACTTGCAGAGCGAAGCGATGCGGGCTGACTAGCCTGTATAGCCTACTAGCCTGCCAGCCTATGCCCCTCCCCCTCCCCCTGTCAAGGGGGTCAAGGACTGCAACTAAGATGCCCCTCGGCAGTCCTGAGAGCACTGAGACTAGGAAGGTATTCTGAGCGCAGCGAAGGGGGAGGAAACTAGCTTGGTGTATGACGCTTGTTTTTAGGGGTCCAAAATTTGAGAAACTAAGAAGATTAAAACCTTATTAGTTTCTTCATTCTTTTTTGCTACCCCCTCCCTTGATAGTTTCTCTGGGAGGGGGGTCGCTGGGAGGGGGTGAGGGGGTCTATGGGCTGACAGGCTAGCAGGCTGTATGGGCTAGTTAGGCTGTATGGGCTGGCCAGCCTGTAACCCCTTCCATGATCTTAGAAACGAAAAAGCCCCCAATTAAGGGGGCCCGGGAAGGAGAAGGGATCGCTCAAATCCACTCTTCGGAGACAGGGACTTCCTTTGCCACAATCGCCATGCGCTCTTGCAGCCGCTCGGCGAAAGCATCTTGGTCCTCGCCACTGGCGCACAATTCCAGCACCTCCCCCATGCGGCGCCATGCCATATCGCTGAAGGCTGCGCGGCTAACCTTCTTACCGGCCAGCAGCTCAAAACCTTCTGCATACTTTTGGACATGCTTGGAAACCGTAGCTTGCTGCTCCTCGGTCAGAGCATCCCAGTCCTGCCCATACTTCAGGGCATCCATGATGATGAGAGCAGAGAGACCCTTTGCGCTGGAATCGAAGAACCATGCCCGGATGCTCTCGCCGCTCAGACGCGAACCGGCCTCCTTCGCATTCAGGAAGGCAACGCAGGCAAGGATATCAATCTCCTCCTGACGCACATCCTTCCTCGCTCCCTTGCTGCCTTCATACAGCGACCGAATGATGCCATCTTGAGTGTCTTGCAGCAGAGTGACAAGATGCGGCAGCAGAGCTTCTGTATGCTCTTTCACTTGTTCCAAGGGCAGGAAGGGGACCGAAGCGCAGACGCTAGGGAGAGCCTTCTTGCCCTCCTTCGTCATCTTGGCAGTCTGTTTGCAAGTAACTTTGGCGAGGCGCTGACCGGTGAAGGGTTCGGACTTGCCGCTGACGAAGGGGATGATGGCGTGGACGTTAGAAACGATGGACATGACAGGTATCTCCTGTAGGGGGGAAGGGGGGAATGATGCGGATTGCATCCCATAGGGACCAGAAACTAGCCCAGTCCCTAGGCGGATAGAATCAGAGCATATCGTTTACCTGTTGCTCTTGCCTCTCCATCCAAGACAGGAAGCCGCGTAGATGTTGCTGCGCTCTTTTCTTGTCCTCTCCCTTCGCAATATCTAACTGATTGAACCAGTGCGCGGCAGCGAACGCCTGTTGCCCTCGCACATTCTGCGCGCTGACCTTGGAGCCTAGGCGCTCAGTCAGATACTCGAGGTGGAGTTCTTGTACCTGCGGCAGCAGAAACCACTGCACCCATGATTCGCCTTTGGCGGGCTTGAAGATGGACATTCTAGATTCTCCTGAAGATTCTCAGCCGGGTAACTGAGAGAATAAACCCGACAGTGTGCCCCATTCTCTGAGGCGCACTAGCTGGTTCACTCTTGGCAGATGGCTCCAATTTCTTCGAACAGAACAAAACTTACACATCCATCGTTCAACTCTACGCAATATCCTTGTCCTTCAAGGGTATCGAATACCTTACACCATTGATTCAATGCGTACACAAACATATTATCCGCCTTTCAAATAAACCTGAGAGAGAACCTAACTAAGAATCTATCTACTAGCTAACCAACCGAACCCCAATCCTACAGACTTTCCAGCCCGTCACCATTGTATATAACTATCAATCCCATAGTTTCTACCTATCACTCCGACCACAGCTCAGTCCATGCCATTGCATACACCCTTATAAACTGGGCTGCAAATACGAATCATTCTCACTCTCACTCAGGAAAAGGCCCGGGGGTCTGGGCTTTTTTGAAGTGGGGCTGGCTGGCGGTCCTATAGCAAAAGAAATACTTTCCTAAATTTTTTCTGATTTCCTTCAGCTAAAAAGTCCCACTCCCCCAGCAGAATCCCTCCTCCTCCCAGAATCCCTCCCCTCGCATAATCCTTCCTCATGGATGCAATACAGCAGCTTCTCTCCGGCCTCCAAAAGATTCCCACCGCCATTGCAGGCGGACCAGTGGATCTCTCCAACCTGGTCCTGGGAGTTCTCTCGGGCAAAGGACTTTCCGGAGTCGCCGAGAAACCTGTGGGCGGATCGGCCTGGCTGAACGAAAAGTTCGGAATTCAGGGAGAGGGCCTAATCTCAGATGCAGTGGAGATGGCAGGATCCTCAGTAAATCCTGCTGGCCTTGCTAAATCCTTGGCCATCCTAGTCCCTGCCATCGTAACTAAAGATGCCAACACAATCCTGAAAGCCCAGCGCGCCCTGAAAAAAGGTGCAGATCCTGCGGAAGTTTTCGCGGATACAGGAATCTATAAGAATCCTGCTAGCAAGGATCTCATGTCAGTTATCTCAGATGCAAACTCCAGGCTGCGTACGGAGAATCTGAACATAACTCAGTCTCTGATCCCTACGGATGGTCCGACTGCAATGCTATCTCTAGCCTGGGATGCTAAGCCTAAGCTCTCAGATCTTCTGGATCACCCGGAACTTTTCAATCGAGTCCCTGATCTAGACAATATCGAAGTTCGAAACATGTTCGGGGGATTCCGATCAGCGGAATACAACGACTCCGAGAAACTCATTCGCATAGGCGCCACAAACACCCCAAAGGAATTCCAATCCATCCTTCTCCACGAAGTACAGCACGGAGTTCAGGGCCTGTTTGATCTTCCCTTTGGAGGAAACACAGGTATGTTTTATGGGAATAAGCCAGCCTTTGACGAAGCTGCCAGCACCATTCTAGGTCTCAGGAACGATCTTCACAAAAAAGTCCGGGAAGGTACAATTTCCGCTAAGGATGCTGTGCCTAAAGGAGAGTCCCTGAATGATTGGATAGACCTACTGGACGGAGCAAGGAGCTCTGCCAGCAAAAACTATCTTTCCCTGGCAGGGGAAGCAGAAGCAAGATTGGTGCAAAACATGTTCGAGACTTCTGCTGATCCTGTCTTTGCAAAGATGTTTCCCCCAAATATGATGGAAGCAGAGCTAGGCAGGTTCGGAATAACTCCGGACAAGCTCCTTAATCCGGCAGGCCCCCTGCCCAAAGTAGACCAGGATCCTGTAATCCAGGCCATCATCCGACATATCGCAGAAAGCAAGGCCACAAAATGACTCAAGCCATCACTTCCCAAGAATCTCGAGCCCTGGAACTCCTAGGGCAAGGCATTGGTCCGGAACAAACGGCTTCAGCCGTTGGCCTCTCAGTTTCCCGCATTTCGCAACTCCTATCGGATGCAGAATTCTCCGCTCAGGTGGCAGAGAAGCGCTTCAATAATCTCCAGAAGCATAATGAGCGAGACTCCGCGTATGATACGATGGAGGATAAACTCATCAAAAAGCTGGATAATTGCTTGGCTTTTATGCACAAGCCCATGGAAATCCTGCGAGCCATCCAGATTATCAATCAGGCTAAGCGCCGGGGAGTATCTGCGCCTGATCACATCACTCAGCAGCAGACAGTAGTTTCTCTTACTTTGCCAGTTACAGTCGTAAATCAGTTCAAGCTTGATGGAAATAGGCAGGTTTTGGAGGCTGGACAGCAGACCCTCATTACGGCACAATCCAATCACCTCAATGACATGCTTAAAAAGCGAAAGGAGTCCCAAAGTGTGCTCTCGCCCCCCTCTCCAGCTGCCGCCCTTGCCGGCTAACATCATCCCGCCGGCTAATCGCAGCACGCAAACCCATAAAGAGCGTGCGAAGGACCAGCTTTTGGCCATTCAACTCATGTTGGCGCGCCGAGTAGCCTACTCCCAGACGAAATGAAACCAACACTTCTCCAGCAACTAGAGCTTGAAGAGCCTAAAGAGCGGGCAGAGCAAGAGCCGCTGCAAGAAGCAGCCTTTAATAGCCAGGAAGTTCAGGACTTAGCTAAACAGAGTCTTGATTTCCTGGCTGCTCTTGCTATGCCCGTTGTTTTTAAGTACCTGTTTCCAGTAGTTTTCAAGGCTATCTGGGATTGGCTGCTTTCCTATGTGCATAAGGTACGAGATTTTTCGCAGCTTGCCATTGGCCTGCCTCGGGGCTTTGGCAAAACTATGCTGATAAAGATTTTTGTCATCTATTGCATCCTCTTTACCAGAAAATCTTTCATCCTTATCATCTGCGGGACGCAGACTAAAGCAAACAACATCATTGCAGATATCCAGTCCATGTTGGATGAGCCTAATGTGAAAGCAGTCTTCGGAGATTGGCGCATTGGCCTCACAGTAGACAGGCAGGATATCAAAGAATTCGGGTTTCGAGGCAGGAAAATCCTCCTTATGGGAGCGGGCGCCCAGTCGGATATTCGAGGCATTACCAGGAATAACACTCGTCCAGATGTCATGATCTTTGATGATATCCAGACTCGGGAAGATGCAGACTCCCGGGAGGTTTCTACCAAGCTGGAAACCTGGATGATCGGTACTGCCATGAAGGCCAAGAGTCCCGAGGGCTGTCTTTTTATCTTCATTGGGAACATGTATCCCACCCCGCACTCTATCCTGCGGAAACTTAAGCGCAATCCTACCTGGTATAAATTCATCGCAGGTGGGATTCTCTTGGATGGAACTTCCCTCTGGGAAGAACTTCAGTCCATTGCGCAGCTCCTGAAAGAATATGAGAATGACATGGCCATGGGCAGAGGAGAGATCTTTCTGGCTGAGGTCATGAATGATGAGAATGCTTCAGTTAACAGCTTTATTGATGTTAACAAGATCCCGGAGCCGGAGATCCAGGAGGATGATCTCCACCAGGGTAACTTCATCATCATTGACCCTGCTACTGACAAGGCCAATGCAGATGCTGTCTCTGTGGGATATTTCGAGGTCTATGACTCTAAGCCCTTGGCGCGCAAGATCGTAGAGGGTCGCCTATCCCCTGGTGCAACAGCAGAGACTGCCATTAAACTGGCACTGTCGAATAACTGCCGTCTCATTGTCGTAGAATCCAATGCTTACCAGTATGTGCTGGGCTGGATCATTCAGCAGTATCTTACTCAGTGGGGCATTTCTGGCATTCAGGTGGTGGATATCTACTCGGGTTCCAGTTCCAAGAATTCCCGGATCCTGACAATGTTCAAGCAACTCCTGGCAGGAGAAGTTCTACTCCATCCGGATGTTCGTGGCCAGGTCTGCTCGCAGATCATTCCCTTCAATGCCCTCAAAACCAATAACGTAGATGGAGTGCTAGACCTTCTTTGCTATGCCCCGAGAGTCATTGAGCTTTATGGAGAGTTTATTCTCTCTTCCCTGACTCTGGAGCAGCAAGAGTTTGCAGTCCTCCCAGTTCGAGAAGCCCTCGAAAACTCTCCCTTTTAGTAGGAAACACCCCCATGGCAATTACCCAGCCCTTTGCAATTACTCCCAAGACCCAGGAAGGTCTCAAGGAGTTTCATAAGTATGCTCTCCGCTCGCTGGACAGGACCTCGCAACTCCGTAGTTTCATGGAAAAGGTGGATAAATCCTACATTCGAGAGGAGGATCTTTCCCCGGACCACCAAAAAGCCAGGGCAGCTAATCGCTACGGAAATAAAGATAAACTGCAGAACATCACTATTCCGGTGATTCGCCCTCAAGTTGATGCGGCAGTTAATTACCAGGCGGCAGTTTTCCTCCAGGATTATCCGATCTTTGGGGTAGTTGCCGCTCCGCAATTCATCAATGAGGCGAAGCAGTTCCAGGCCGTAATTGAGGACAACTCCGTTCGGGCTGGCTGGAGCCGGGAACTCCTGCTCTTTCTGCGCAGGGCCTTCCGCTATAATCTGGCTCCCCTGGAAGTTTCCTGGGATCGCATTGCTACTGCGGCCATTGAAACTGATATCTCCCAGGCAACTACCGGAGGCGGCCGCCCCAAGCAGATCATTTGGCAGGGTAATGTCCTGAAGTCCTGGGACCTCTATAACACCTACTTTGATTCTCGCTGCCTGCCTTATGATATTCCGAACTCCGGGGAGTTTGCAGGCCACACGCAACTCATGAGCCGGACGGCCCTTACCTCTTTCATCGCCAAGCTAGAGTTGCATGGCAAGATGATCGAGAATATCCCTGCTGCCTTTAATGCTCCATCCGAAGGTGCTCCTGGCTACACCTACTATCTCCCTGCCCTCAATCCAGATGTTGGCCTGCTCTCTCAGAGCCATGCAGGAGATGATTGGGATGGCTGGGTGGGCTTGCAGGCTCGCAGCATGGGCGGGATCGAAATCAATTATAAGAACCTCTACGAAGTTTCCACCGAGTATGTTCGTATCATGCCGATTGATTTTGGCATCAAAGCCCCCTCTCCCAAGACCCCACAAGTCTGGAAAATCATCTGGGTTAACCACAGCATCCCTATCTACGTAGAGCGGCAGACTAACGCTCACGAGAAACTCCCTGTCCTTTTTGCCCAGCCCTACGAAGATGGCCTGGGCTATCAGACTAAGTCGCTGGCCCAGGATGCGCAACCTTTCCAAGATGTTGCATCAGCTCTCATGAATTCCGTAATTGCTGGCCGCCGCAGGGCAGCAACTGATCGGGTGCTATATGATCCTTCGCGCATCTCAGAAGCTCACATCAATAATCCTAACCCTGCTGCTAAGATTCCTGTCCGTCCATCGGCTTACGGAAAGCCTGTGGGTGAGGCTGTCTTCCCGTTCCCGTTCCGAGATGACCAAGCCGGTATTGCTATGCAAGAAATCCAGGCAGTTGTTCAGTTTGGGAATGTTCTTCTAGGCCAGAACCAAGCGCGCCAAGGCCAGTTTGTTAAGGGCAATAAGACGGATGGGCAGTGGGATACTGTCATGTCTAATGCAACTTCCAACGACCAGGCCACTGCACTGCTTTTGGAAACTCAGGTCTTCACTCCCCTCAAAGAAATCCTGAAACTTAACATCCTGCAATTCCAGCAGCCGGGGACTTACTACTCTCCCTCCCAACAATCCCAGGTGGATGTAGATCCGTTGGCTCTCCGTCAGGCTGTCATGAATTTCAAGGTGACAGACGGCCTACTGCCTGACGAAAAAATCATGAGCACGGACACCTTGAAAGTTGCAATGCAGGCTATTGCATCCTCGCCCACTTTGGGAGGGGCTTACAACGTGGGGCCGATGTTCTCCTACATCATGAAGACCGAGAATGTTGATCTGACTCCTTTCGAGAAATCTCCTCAGCAGCTTACCTACGAACAGGCCTATAACAACTGGGTTATGCTGGCTCAGATGGCCCTTCAGAAAGGAACTCCATTCCAGACTCCTGCCCCTCTCCCTGAACAGTTCGGCTATGATCCTGCCACCCAGGATCCTGCCGCCCGTCAAGCTGGAACCCAATAATGGCAACTCTCATCCCCTCTCAGTTTTGCCGCTACTCCCTAGCTGAGGAGGAGTTTATCCAAGGCTCCGCCCTCACTTCCCTGCAAGCCTACTGCATCCAAAATCAGATCGCAGACCTGGCTTCCAGGAAACTCAATCTGATGTTCGATCCCAAGAACCCAGAAGATTTTGCCCAGCAAATCGCTTGGCATCAAGGTCAGATTGATGCACTCCAGCATCTTCTGAATGCGTCCGAAGCAGCACTCCTGCAACTCTCCACCAACTAAGGAACCACCACTATGTCCGCGATGGAAAAAATCTTTGGCAATCTTTTCAGCCGCCAAGCTGCTCCTGCTCAAACGCAGCCGCAGGCCTCTGCCCCTGCTGTAGCCAACAACCTTCAGGGTACTCCCACCACCCAGGCAGTTGATGGCAATGGTGTTGTTCCCAACACTCCGCCATCCCCGCTGGAGAAACACAAGGACCTTTGGCAACCTATCAAAACTGAAGAAGGTGCCCCGACCAGCAATTCTCCTGATCCCAATAAGATCATGGAAGCTGCTTCCAAGGTAGACTTCACCAAGATCCTCAACAAAGAGGCCCTTGCTAAAGTCCAGGCAGGTGGAGAAGAAGCTGTCCAAGCTATGGCCACTCTGCTGAATCAGACCGCTCAGGTGGTCTACGGTCAATCTACGGTCGCGGCATCTAAGATCGTCGAACAGGCTCTCGCGCAAGCCGAACAGAAATTTGCCGACAAGGTTCCGTCCTTGGTAAACCAGAAAGCTGCTGAGGCGAAACTCCTTACGCAGAACAAAGCCCTGGCCAATCCGGCCGTTGCTCCCATCGTCAACATGATCCAAGGCCAGCTTGCTCTTAAGTATCCGAACGCAACTTCGGATGAGCTGACTGAGATGGCCATGGAAATGATGCAGGGAGCTGCCCAAGTTTTCTCCCCCAGTCCCGTCGCTGATAAGACTGCCGATAAGGCAAAGAAAAGTGCGGATGACTGGAGCGACTATCTCGAGTAATCGTTCAATCTTCCTGAAAGGAACCCATCATGGGAATGAAGCGCGTTGTCATCCAGGAGGGAGGCTCTCTGCCGAAAGTCTCCGGTCCTGCCGCCGGTCTGCTCAGTAACATCCAGCCTGTGGAAGTTACGGCTGACGCTAACCAAACCATCACTCTCTCGCAGATCAATGCGGGCGCAGTGTTTTTCACTGGCTTTACTGCTGGTCGCACTCTTACCGTGCCGACTGCCACTGTTCTGCTGACCGCATACAGTGACATGGATATCGGAGATGCTGTTACTATGTTCGTATCCATCCAGGATGCCTTCGCAGGTACTTGGACTGCCGCCGCGGGCGTAACTCTCCGTGGCCGCGCAACCACCCCGGCCTCCAGCTGGAGTGCTGTGTGTATCGTTCGGACTGGCGCCGCCACGTTCGACTGGATTGTTCTCTAATAGGAAGGAAAAGAAATGTCTACTGGCATCTTCAACACCAGCACCGCTAGCGCTACTACTGACTACGTAGCAAAGTCGTTTGCTGGCATGATCACTCGCCTGATGCCGAATGGCCAGGCGCCCCTGTTTGGCATGACCAGCATGCTGCAATCGGAGACCGCTGTTCAGGTCGAGCATGGCTTCTTCACGAAGACCATGATCTTCCCGAGCATGAATCTGGATGCAGCCGTGGCAGATGGCGTGGCTACCACCTTCACTGTGGCCAGCACCACCAACTTGCTGCCGGGCATGTTGATGCGTGCTGAGAGCACGGGTGAGATTGTCATCATCAACCAAGTTCTGAGTACCACTCAGGTCCTGGTGGGTCGTGGTATCGGCACTACTGCTGCTGCTATCGCAGACAATGTCAACTTCTACCAAGTTGGCAATGCCTTCGAGGAAAGCTCGATCCGTCCGAATGCTCTGCAATCCAATCCGGTTCGCATCACCAACTTGACGCAGATCTTCCGCAATTCTTGGGCTCTTTCGGGTTCTTCCAATGCCACGCAAGTGATTGCTGGCGAAAGTCTGGAAGCCGAAAACCGCCAGGACTGCGCTGCTTTCCATGCTGCGGATATCGAGAAGGCACTCTTCTTCTCGGCCAAGTCGCAGGGTGTTCGTAACGGCCAGCCGTTCCGTACCATGGATGGTTTGCTGCCGATTGTGAGTAACCTGAGCTACTACCCGCCTAGCTATTCGGCTGCGAACGTGTACACGGCGGCTGCTACTACCAACTACACCCAGTTGGAAACCATGCTGGATCCGGTGTTTAACCAGGTCACTGATCCGAAGGCTGGCAATGAGCGTGTCCTGTTCGTGGGTTCCGAAGCTCGGAAAGTTCTGAACAACATTGGCCGCGTGAATGCTACCTACAATCTGAACGACGGTGCTACCAGCTATGGTCTGCAATTCGCCCGCTTCAAGATTGCTCGCGGTGGATTCAACATGGTTGAGCATCCGCTGTTCAACAGCAATGCTGATTGGGCCAAGATGGCTGTGGCGGTGGATCTTTCTACCTTCAAGGTCGCTTACCTGGGCGGTCGTAAGACCAAGCGGGAAGAATTCAACCAGCAAGGTCAAGCTGTGGATAATGGCATTGACGCTGTTGGCGGTTCGCTGCTGACGGAAATGACCTGCGTGGTGAAGAATCCTCCGGCCAACGCCTGGATCAAGGGCCTCACTGCTGCGGCAGTCGGCTAATCCAGCTGCTTCGGGGCCCTCAGCAATGGGGGCCTCTTTCCTTCCCCCTCACTTTAGGAGCATACCTCCATGACTGCGCCGCAACTGAATGTTTATCACTCTGCTACTAAGTCACTGCAAACTGTGACTCCGGCAGGTACCCGCATCATCTTCATCAATGGAGTCTACTACGCGCATCGCCAAGAAGAAATTGATTTCTTGGACACGCTAGTGGCAGATCGCCGAGGGATCTATGTTGATCCCAATCAAGTAACTATCTCTGAGGCAGAGCGAGATCCCATGACTGCTCTCCGCAACAAGCTGCGCGCTGAGTTGCTGGCTGAAATGCAGGCACAGATCAATCCGCAGAATGATCGCGGAGAGAGTGTGCAAGGTCGCTTCAATCCTGCCTCCACCACGGACGCAGCTCCGATTGCTGCTGGTGGCGATGCTACTCAGCTGCACGCCCAGGTGCAGAAGCTTGTTGTCGGTAAGACCAAAGGCTAAGGAACTAAGATGACGCTGAACGAATTGCGAGACGAAGTCTACACGATCACGGGGCGACCTGATATGACTGCGCGGACCGTGCTTGCAGTTCGTTCAGCCACCCTTAAACTCCATCAGATGGATTTCTTTGCGAAGGACTTGTTCGAGACGGGCATCACCTTTGCTTCGCCCTCCTATCTACAGCAACTTGAATATCGTCCGATCCTTCCGCGCTGGCGAGCCCTCAAGTATATTCGCAAGACGGATGTAACTCAGGCAGATAATCTGCCTTTTCTTGCGGTCGTCACCCCGGAACAAATCACTGATGCCTACGGATGTAACAGGAATGATATCTGTTACATGGGCGCAGATGTTATCAATATTCGCAGTAGCACCGAGTTGCAGTACATTCTCCTTGGTTGCTATTTGCAGCCTGATGTAACTGAGCTGGGCTATAGCTCCTGGATTGCCCTAGAGTTTCCCTACGCCATTGCGTATGAGGCTGCCGCAGAAGTCTTCAAGGCCACTGGCCGGACAGAGGAATATGCCGCCTACAGGGAAATGGCCAAAGAGCAGCGCCAACTAATTCTAATCTCCAACATCCAACAAGTGGGGTATTAAATGACTGCTTCTATCTGGGCTCCTAACGGATTCTCTCCTGAGGTTCGTCCCATGCTTGTGTATGAATACACGGCTACCGCTGGACAAACCACTTTCTCTATTGATCCCTACACTACAATCGAGCCGGCCCAAAGCAAGGTGTATGTTAGTGGGGAAGTGATTGAGCGCTCAGATTACACAGTTCTTGGTACGAACGTAATCATTGCTGCAGGAGTGGCACTGAATGAACTGGTTCGGATTGAGCTGTACCAGGCAATCCTGGGCACGCTAGAGGTTCCCCTTCCCAATGATGTGGGGCATGCCGGACATTATCTGGCTACGGATGGGGCAGGCACTTACTACTGGAGTGTTCCCAGTAGCGGTGGCATTTCTGTCTTTGATTACTTCACTGAAGTGCAGAGTCTTTCTGTGGTTACAGGGGACCTAGTAGAGGATGTGACTGTGCCCTTGCAGGCAGCCATTGACGCCTGCGCTAGTTCTAGTCAGAC